CCCCCAACGTTCAATCACTAAATGATATTGTGGTTAAACTTAAAGATGAAAACTATTCTTTATATAGAAAAGTTGAATTCAACCTTAGCGCTACTGACACAATTAGTGGCGATTATTGGAAAGCTGTTCGAACTGTGAATGTCAAGACTAAGCTAAATGTTAGACTTAGAGATGACGGATTTCTATCCCGAATTAATCTTGGCAATCCTGCAGAATGGATTTGGGAACGTATCCCCTTTTCCTTCGTTGTCGATTGGGTTTTACCCGTCGGCAATTTTGTACAAGCTATTGGAACATTGGCCCGTATTGATTCATCGTACGGTACCCGTTCCATACGGACTCACACGCATGCGTATGGTACTGATTCTTCAGCCTCGGGTTCAGGTTATAAACTGGACTCGGGCTTCAGTACCGAATACACTACGCACAAGCGTGATATTGTCGGTGCTGCTTCCATGCCGGATGTTTTCCAGATGGTACGCAGTAAATCATTAGCTAGACTCTCAAGCGCAATATCTTTATTGACGTTATTGAGGTCGAGATAAACTCGCACAGGAGATTAAACTGTGGCTGCTGCATCAGATATTGTAGTTAACGACGGCCAATCCACACCGGTAGCTCACACCTTCTCACCAGCCCGAAAGGATGGTGGACTTGTGATCTATGAGGAGCGTACAACCGCCAATTCGCCTCGCGGGTTTTATACCTTAGGGGTCAGTCAAACGTCACCGAAAGCAGCTAATGCAGTAATTCGCACAAAACTGTCCTTCGAAGTGCCGATTGAAGTGCATGACACCAACTTAGATGTCTACACGTATCCCTCGTCTATGCGTTTTAATATAGACGTGTTAATGCCGAAAGATATTTCAACTGACGATAGAGCAGATATGGCTGCGTATATTAAGAATATACTTACGCATGCTACAATACAAGCTTTGATCGCAAATCTAGACGCGCCATACTAACTTAGTGTGGTTTATTCCTTATAAGGATATGTGCAATGTCACCTTTAGGTTTATTGCAGAACGCGGATACATGCTTTGATTTAGAATTGCATTTAACCGAATGTATGTGCGAAGCTATAAACACTCCGCATTCGCTCGCTATTTATATAGCGATCCGGAACCATGAATGGATCGAGCTCAAATCATTAGAGCCAAATCCTTGTCATTACATGGATCAATCCTGGACTGATTTTACTGCTAAGATCTTTTTATCCGAAAGGATATTTATATGTTCGCCACCAGACGTTTCAAAGAATCTGGACTCGAACGTAGAGATCAAACCGTTAAGTTGGTTTAACCCACAGTGGAGTGAATCGAAAAACGCTAATTTATGGCGTAATGATCCACAAGCTTTCCGCTGGGATAGACAAGTGTCTCGCATGCTCGTTAAGAGTAAAGAGATACCAACCGGAATCGATACTGAAACTGAAGCACTCGACCTCTTCAAAGAGATTGAAGGAATACTCGCTGAACGCGAGGCAACTTTCAATTTATTCCATAGAGAGGAAATGGCTGAGTTTCATGAGCCATGGGTATTAGAGTTAAGTAGAGAAGTGAATTCCATTCTCAGTGAGGATGGTTCATATTTCCTGACTCGAGATGTACTCGACAGGATTGTCCAGAACGGACAATGTGGGCCCGGCGCATCCGTTGGAGTGCCGCGTAACTCTGTATTATCAGAAAAACTTAGGTCTAAGACCTCGGTAAGCCCCCAGCTTGCGCCTTTTCTACACACTATAAAATATGGTGCGTGGGAGACAGAACAACCTAAATCGGAAGTCGCGTCTATTGTGCAAGTGAGTACTGTCCCAAAGACAGCATATGTCGATCGTACCGTGAGCGCCGTCCAAACTGCGAATATGTATATGCAGCTCGGCCTCGCACGTGAGTTAGAAAGAATATTGCTAGACGTGGGTGTAAACATACGAGATCAAGGAAAGAACCAAAACCTGGCAAAACGTGCTTGCAATGAAATGCTCGCAACGATTGACCTAGCCTCGGCCTCATCTTGGTTTAGTCAGAGAAACATGGTGGGAATTTTTCCACCTGACTTGATGCATTTGCTGGACCTAATAAGGCCGCATGTGTATTCTTGTCGCACAAAAGAATATTGTGAACTACCTAAGTATATGTATAATTATATGCCTATGGGATGCGGATACACATTCGCATTGATGACACTTTATTTTTGGGCTTTGGTACGTATTACTGTGCCGAAATCTGCTCTGTCCGTTTGTAGCGTCTATGGAGACGATATTATCGTTCCCCAGAAGTATGCGAAGACGGTTGTTGACCGCCTTGAAGTCCTTGGCTTTAAGGTGAACAGTGCGAAAAGCTTCTTAAAAGGAAGCTTTTTTGAGTCATGCGGCACGGAGTGGTTTAACGGCCACGATGTGCGTCCCTTCTATTGCAGAAGGGGGACAGTTAGCGATGACCCCAATGAAAACGGGGTAGCGATTCCTTACCGTATACAGCTTGCAAACCGACTTCGTCTATGGCTTATTGCCGGAGACAAGGAGGGGCGTTGCGATATGCGTTTCAAAGGAATTTGGATGGCATTAATTAAGAAAGTGCCACTCAATGAACGTCCGGAAATTCCATTTACTCTAGGTGATGTCGGCCTTGCCGTATCACTGAGTGAGACTCATCAAAGACCGTATGAAGAAGGTCAGAGAAGAGGTTGGTGCTCTACATTATATAGGATTCCTACATTGGTGAAAGACACGGTAGATCTCGATTCAAAAGATCCGTTTCCGTATCTGATGTGGTTGATGAATCGCATGAAATACGATTCCGCCGATCCACCGAGATTTTCTAGTGGATTCCTAAACCTTTTACAAGGTCAGGGATACGATACGTACGGTCTTCGGACTTGTATATATCAAAAAGGAGCGAATTTAATCTTTGGAACGATTAAAGATGCTTTACGGGACGTATTAATTCACGGTGATATGGATAAACCAGATTCCTTATTTTCAAAAGGAAGCGAGCCTTTACGGGGTTTATTCGGTAAGCCGCATACCAAGCCAAAACAAGCTAGCGACCCGTTGTGGAGCGTCCGCCGGGGAGCGAAGCACTAGGCGCCTAATCGCGTGGTGCGCCCGCCGTCGAGCCTGCCACGCGCCGACGACCGATCGACGGCTACACGCGTAGACGCCCGCCGTAGGGGGCTCCGGACGCGGGTTCGACTCCCGCCGCC